TAAACTAGCAGGGCCGTTAGGCACCGCATTATCAGTAGGACTTGCTGCCAAAGAAGGATATGATAAAGTAAGTGATGTTAACAAACAGCGTGATGCTGGGTTAATATCTAAAAATGAAGCAACAATGCAAAAAAGCCAAGCAATTGGTAGTGCCGCCGGTAGTGCAGCCGGTGGTGCAGGTGGTGCATGGGCTGGAGCAGCCGCAGGCGCCGCAATTGGATCAGTTGTACCAGTAGTAGGTACTGTTATTGGTGGATTATTAGGAGCCGCAGTTGGTGGATGGTTGGGTAGTAAGGGTGGTGAAATAATTGGTGAGAAAGCAGGTAAAATAGCCGGCGACAAATTAAAAGATGATAGTCCTGGAGCAGATAGAGCAAGTGCTGGTTTATCAGACGAAGATATTAAAAAACAAGAAGAATCAGATAAAAAAGCACTACAATCTGAAAAACAAAACACATTAGATACTGACAAAGAAACAAAAGGGTTAACAGAAAATACAATAGCGTTAATCAATTTAACTCAAGCATTAGACGATTTAAGCAATATTCAAACTATTCAGTATCAGGGTGGCACTGAAGAAGAAAAACAAAAAAGAATGCAGGACATCTATGCTAGATTAGGTGCAGTTGGTGGTAGAGGAAGTGCCCCGTCTGGTGGAACAGCGCCGACTACACCAACAGCGCCGACTACACCTAGTGCTCCTATCACTATGGGTAGTGGCGGTGCCGGCACTACACCTAATGACATAGTAAAAGCATTAAGTGCAAATGGTATTACTGATACAAAATCGCAATCTAATATTCTTGCTCAAATAAAAGGTGAGTCAGGTGACTTTAAACCAAAATCAGAAAATCTAAATTATAGCCCCGAACAACTATTAAAAGTATTCCCTAATAAAGTAAAATCAATAGACGATGCCAAACGTATAGTAGCTGGTGGTCCTGAAGCAATTGGTAATTTGGTTTATGGCGGTAGAATGGGAAATGCCGCTGATGAGGGATATAAATATCGCGGTCGTGGATTAATTCAATTAACAGGTAAAGATAATTACGCTAAGTTTGGTAAATTGATAGGTGTAGATTTAGTAAAAAATCCAGACTTAGCCAATGATCCTGAAGTTGCAAAAAAGTTAGTTGTAGCATATTTTAAGGAAGCACAGAAAAAAGGAACCAATTTAGCGGATATTAATTCTGTAGGTAAAGCAGTTGGATACGCAGGTGGAACTGCTGAGACTGCAAAAAGATCAGGTTTTGCCACACAATTTGCCGCTAATCTTGGTTCAGGATCTAATAATGCCGGAACAATACTAGCAAGTGCAAACGCACAAACTATACCAAGTGCACCTAATGCAGGTCAAGCATTAGCAAAAGATAATACTGCAACATCATCTAGTAAAATTGTTGCTAGTAATGCACCAACCACATCGAATACAACGCCACCGGCTGCACAACCTGATCCAATATTAGCATCAATTGATAATCTTAACACAACAATGAACACTAAGCTAGATATGTTAATTGAGGCTGTACACAGAGGAAATGATACCCAGTCTAAATTATTAAAGACTGCAAGGGCTTAACAATAAATACATTATGTCATATAAAAAGCGTTTTACCAACAAAACAGGTATATCTAGTCCAATCAGCGGTGCTAATAGTACCACTGGAGCTTGGAACGGCAGTCCAGGTCAAAATGGTTCTGAAACAGGTGGTTGGAATAATCAAGAAATGGGTTATAAAAACTATATGTCTAGACTTCCTGAAGTCTATACAGGACACCCAAACCGTATCGAACGTTATAATCAATATGAAATGATGGATGTTGATGCTGAAATTAATGCTTGTTTAGATATTTTAGCTGAGTTCAGTACGCAAAAAAATGAACATAACAACACTCCATTTAACTTAAAATACAAAGATGACCCTACTCCACATGAAGTAGAATTGTTAAAAACACAGTTACAGCAATGGTGTAAATTAAATGATTTTGATAAAAGAGCATTTAAAATTTTCCGTAATGTTGTAAAATACGGAGACCAAGTATTTGTGCGTGACCCAGAAACGTTTAAGTTATTTTGGGTAGACATGACTAAAGTTGTTAAAGTTATTGTTAACGAAAGTGAAGGTAAATTACCAGAACAGTATGTTATCAAAGATATTAACATTAATTTACAAAATTTAACAGTAGCACAAAAAACAAACACAGACTTTGCCGCTAATCCTGCAACTGGTTTAGGTGGTACAGGTGGTGGTTCTAATACAAATGGTTATACTGTTCCAAGTATGCCATACAATACAACAGGTTCAAGATTTACTTTAGGTCAAAGCGAAAGTGCTATTGATAGTAAACACATTGTTCACTTGAGTTTAACTGAAGGTTTAGACAGATTTTGGCCGTTTGGTCAATCAATATTAGAGAATATTTTTAAAGTATACAAACAAAAAGAACTGTTAGAAGATGCTGTTCTTATCTATCGTGTACAACGTGCTCCAGAACGTAGAATGTTTAAGATTGACGTTGGTAATATGCCAAGTCACTTAGCTATGGCTTTTGTTGAACGTATTAAAAATGAAATTCACCAAAGACGTATCCCTTCAATCAATGGTGGACAATCTGTAGTAGATGCTACATACAATCCATTAAGTATGAACGAAGATTACTTTTTCCCAGTAACTGCTGATGGTCGTGGTAGTAGCGTTGAAGTATTACCAGGTGGACAAAATCTTGGTGAAATTGATGACTTGAAGTATTTTAATAATAGATTGGCACGTGGACTACGTGTACCAAGTAGTTATTTACCTACAGGCCCTGATGACAATACTACTCCATTAAATGATGGCCGTGTTGGTACAGCTATGATTCAAGAGTTTCGTTTCAATCAATATTGTGAACGTCTACAAAAATACATGAGTGATAAGTTGGATGAAGAATTCAAACTATTCTTGCGTTGGAGAGGTTTTAATATTGATAGTGGATTGTTTACAATGGAATTTAATCCACCGCAAAACTTTGCAAGTTATCGTCAAAGTGAGTTAGATACTGCACGTGTTAATACATTTAGTACGATGGAAGCGTTTCCTTACATCAGTAAACGTTTTGCAATGGAACGTTTCTTAGGTTTAACTGAAGACGAAATCAACAAAAACGAAACATTATGGCGTGAAGAAAACGGTAAAAATGTTACGGAAGAACCACAGGGTGAAGACTTACGTAATATTGGTATCAATGCAGGAAGTATTGATAGCGATTTAGAAACAGCAGACCAACTTGAAAATCCTCCACCAGAGGGTGATGAGACAGGTGGACTTGATGTTGCAGGTCCAGTTGTAGGAGGACAAGCAGGCAATCAACCAGCGGGAACACCTGCTCCAACAGGAACACCAGTTTAAGATAAATACTATCTATGAAATTAATGGAAATGTTCGACAAAGCCATAGAAGGCTATCAAGATGTTGCAAGTGACAACAGTAGACCTGAATGGAAAGAAAGCCGTAAAACAAAATTAACATTACGTCAAATCAGAAAATTACGAAAAATGATGGATGTTCGTAATTACGAAAAACAAATGCACATGAAAAAAGTACAAGAACAATATGGCGCGGCAAGTGCGGCCGCAGCCGGAGCCGCTCAACCCACTCTCTAAAAACCATTATCTCTCCTAAAAACGTAAAAAATACGTGCTTATTGAGTAGTTTGTATAACTACGCACTAAATAATTCTACAAAGCCATTACTTAGGAGAATATAAATGGACAACAAAAAATTTGAACAACTTATTGATTTGATTATCAATGAGAACGAAGAACAAGCACGTGCGTTATTCCACGACATCGTTGTTGAAAAATCCCGCGAGATTTATGAGACAATCATGGACGAAGAAAACATGGAAGAAGACGGCATGGGTGGTCAAGTAGGCCAAATGATGGACGAAATCTCAGCAGAACACGAAGGTATGGTTGAAGCTGAAGACGAAGAAATCGACTTTGACGATGATGGCGATGATGAAATCATTGACATTGACGGTGAAGATGATGACCACGAAGAAGAAGAATTAGAAGACCGTGTAACTGACTTAGAAGACAAGTTAGATGAGTTGATGGCTGAATTTGAAGAAATTATGGCTGACCGTGATGGTGAAGAATCTGATGCTGAGTTTGATGACCAAGCTGAAGAAGAAGGTGAAGACTTAACTCACGACATGGAACAAGAACATGATGACTTAGACGAAATGGAAATGGACGAAGACCCAATGATGGAAGCCATTGCATTAAAGAAAGTTCCTGTAACTCATGGTGATAACGGTGTACAAACTAAATCTACTGTAACATCTAATTCAGGTCAAGCTGGAATGGATAGTAAGCCAGTTAAGTTCAGTGGTAGCGCAGAAGCTAACCCAACAAGTCCTAAGAAACCAAGTAACATTTATTCAAAGGGCGAAACACAAGTTAAAGATGCAACTAAGTGGAAAAATGCTCCTGCACAAAACAATGCAGACTTAGAAAGCACACCAAAACCAGTGACTAAAGACGGCGCAACAGGAACTAAGAGTCCAGTAGCTGAGTCACGTAAAACTTCTACTAAGCGTAGAGTATAAAGGATCTGAGAGCAATGGCTTTGTATCTCAAAGAACACTTATCTTTCGACCGTGCCAGTATGGTAGTCGAGAGTATAAGTGAGGGCGATAAGAAAAACCTTTACATGAAAGGTATTTTCATTCAGGGCGGGGTAAAAAACGCTAATGAGCGTATTTACCCTGTTTCCGAAATCGAAGCCGCAGTACAAACACTAAACTCACAAATCGCTGAAGGACATTCAGTATTAGGTGAAGTGGATCATCCAGATGATTTAAAGATTAATTTAGACCGTGTATCACATATGATTACTCAAATGTGGATGGACGGAGCTAATGGATTCGGTAAATTAAAGATTTTACCAACTCCAATGGGGCAGTTAGTAGCTACTATGTTGGAGAGTGGAGTGAAACTAGGCGTTTCAAGTCGTGGATCAGGTAATGTAAACGACATGGACGGCAAAGTGAGTGACTTTGAAATAGTCACGGTGGATATTGTTGCTCAACCGAGCGCACCAAATGCATATCCTAAAGCAATTTATGAAGGCATGATGAATATGAAGCATGGTCATAAGTTGTTAGATATAGCAAAAGACGCACAAGGCAACAAGAAAGTAGAAAGATACTTGAAAGAGGAAGTAATGCGCCTTATCAAGGATCTTAAAATTAAATAAGGGGAAACAGCATGTTTGATGCTATCAAGCCATTACTTGAAAGTGGACTTATTAACGAAGATGTAGGCCAGGCTCTAAATGAAGCATGGGAATCTAAGTTAAATGAGGCACGTGAACAAGTTCGTGCAGAACTACGTGAGGAATTCGCACAACGTTATGAACACGACAGAATCGTGATGGTAGAAGCCCTTGATAAAATGGTTACAGAAAGTTTATCAGAAGAAATTTCCGAATTTCAAACTGAAAGACAAGCAATGAACGAAGACCGCGTAAAAGCTAAACAGCAATTACGTGAACACGCAACAAAATTCAATGATTTTATGGTTACTAAACTAGCTGAAGAAATCAAAGAATTACGTGGCGAGCGCAAACTACAAATGGAAAATCAGCAAAAGTTAGAACAATTCGTTGTTCATGCTTTAGCACGTGAAATCAAAGAATTCTCACAAGATAAGAAAGCTGTAGTCGAAGCCAAAGTTAAGTTAGTTGCTGAAGGCCGTAAACAATTAGAAGCACTAAAAGCAAAATTTGTTAATGAAAGTGCTGAAAGATTGAATAAGGTTGTAACTACACATCTTAAAGGCGAATTGAGCCAGTTGAAGGAAGACATCAAAGTTGCAAAAGAAAACAACTTTGGCCGTCGTATCTTTGAAAGTTTTGCAAGTGAGTTCTCAGTAACACACTTAAATGACAAAGCGGAAACACGCAAGTTATTGAATGCATTACAATTAAAAGACCAGCAATTAGCTGAATCTATCGAAACACTTAACCAAACTAAAAAATTGGTTGAAACAAAGGAACGTGAAGTCCGCATTATCAAAGAATCTAATCAACGTGAAAAAATGATGAGTGAGTTACTTGCTCCATTAAACAATGAGAAGGCTAAGGTAATGAAGGATTTACTAGAAAGTGTGCAAACACCAAAATTGCAAGCCACTTTCGATAAGTATCTACCAGCAGTTCTAAATTCTGGCGCAGTAAACAAGACTACCAAGTCTGTTTTAAGCGAAAGTATTAAAGAAGTAACTGGTGATAAATCTGCCAAGAAACAAGAAGTTGATATGGACCAACGTGACAACGTTATCGATATCAAGCGTCTGGCAGGGCTTTAAAAAAAAGACATAGATTAGGAGAATATAAAATGTCAAAAGTTCTATTAGAAAGCCGTTGGGACGAGACCAAGGAAGCTCTGTTAGAAGGCTTAAAAGGCACTCGCCGCTCAACAATGAGTGTTATTTTAGAAAACACTAAAAAACAGTTGTTAGCTGAATCATCAGCAGGAACAACAACATCTGGTAATATCGCTACATTAAACCGTGTGATTCTTCCAGTTATCCGTCGTGTAATGCCAACTGTTATCGCTAATGAGTTGGTAGGCGTTCAGCCAATGACTGGTCCAGTAGGTCAGATTCATACATTACGTGTACGTTATGCAAACAACTTGACTGATAACTCAGCCGCTCAAACTAGCGTAACAGCTGGTCAAGAAGCGTTAAGTCCATTCTTGATTGCTCAAGCATATTCACGTACTCCATATGGTACTGACACATCAAGTTACTATACTGCTAACGACACAGCTGCCTTAGAAGGCAACGGTGGTAAGCAAATCAGCGTACAAATCTTACGTCAAGCTGTTGAAGCTAAATCACGTAAGTTACAAGCACGTTGGACATTTGAGGCAGCACAAGATGCTCAGTCTCAACATGGTATTGACGTAGAAGCAGAAATCATGGCAGCTCTTGCACAAGAGATTACTGCTGAGATTGACCAAGAAATTCTATTGTCATTAGCTACATTAGCAACAACAGAGTATACATACAACCAAGCTACTGTATCAGGTACAGCTACTTACGTTGGTGACGAACACGCTGCCTTAGCTGTTCTAATCAATCGTGTTGCTAACTTGATTGCACAACGCACACGTCGTGGTGCTGGTAACTGGGCAGTTGTATCTCCAGCTTCATTGACTGTATTACAGTCAGCAACAACATCAGCTTTTGCTCGTACAACAGAAGGTACATTCGAAGCTCCAACTAACACTAAGTTCGTTGGTACATTGAATGGTGCTATGCGTGTATTTGTAAATAGCTATGCTCCAGATACACAACCTGTATTGGTTGGTTACAAAGGTTCATCAGAGACTGATGCGGCAGCTTTCTATTGCCCATACATTCCATTGATGTCATCTGGTGTTGTTCTAGATCCT